CCGATACGCGTGTCCACAGGAATCTCGTTGAGGGCAGGGTGTCTGTGATATCCTCTTCATTATAGAATACATGTAGCGACAAAGTGGCTTTATAGGTGGTTTGTCCTTCTGTGTAGGATTCATATCCGGGAGAAGTGAATTTCTCTATCCTATATCCCGTATCACCTTTCGATACTTGTTTTATCCACACGGTGGAAGTTTCCGTCGGCTCTTCCGTCGTGGTCTTTCCCTCTACTGCTGTACAAAGCCAAAGCGAACCGTTGTGACTGACACGATTGTAATAGGAGTATGGTTTGTCTTTTATCCACTCGCCGCGCTCAGTTGGAACTCTGACCGTATCATCGCCTACCTGTATGCAGAAGCTCTTTGCTACGAACTTATTGCCCGAAGGGGATATGACCGTATCATCCTTTCCGGATAAAGAGTAGGAATTGACACCCTTATATTGGATGAAGGCGGGAGCATCATCACCTGTAACAACCAGCATGATGGCATTTTGCCGTGAACTGTCCGTACGGTTACCCAGCTGTACCAGCGAATCACCGAACTCAGGCACATCTGAATTCGTGTCACAATCCGTTTTGCTCAGTTCTATGTAATCGTCTCCAACTGCTGTAACTAATCGCCAATAATACTTATTCGACACATCGGTATATTTGCCTGCCTTGATGTTGAAAGTCTGACAGCGTGCCTGATCTCCGGCAACAAAGTCGTTAGTTGTAGCCGTCGTTCCGTCATCGGCATAGAAATAGCAGCGATAAGCGTTTGAAGTCTCTTCCACGCGAACAATCTTCGAACCTGCGGACGAGAAGATAATGTTACCGCCCACATAGCTAAGCTTTCGTATTTCAAGCGAAGTAAATACGGCCTTTACCCTAACCAGCAATTCATCAACTTCCAACTTTCTTAGTTCACCATTTCCTGAACCATCAATGTATCCACCTTTCCCATTAGCCCCACTGACATATTCCTTTCCAAACTGCAAACCTTTGATCATCGTTGCAACTTCGTCAGAGGTCAATCCGAGAATAAATTCAATCAGCCCTTTTGCCTGATCATCATTCAATCGGCTAAGAAACAGTTGATCTGAAAAACCGAGATTCAAAATACCTTCTAAAACACGGCCTATTCGTTCAGCAGTATTCTCTCCAATCTCTGTCGCATGTCTAACCTGTGCAGCAATCTCTTTTAATGTGTTTAAAGTATCTGCCATTAGTCCCCAATTGCTAAAAATCTAACCCTTGAACCTCGAATAGGCTTTACATTGTCCTTCCCATAGATGAATTTCATGTAATTCAGACAGTCTGAAAGGTACTTTTCGGCCACATTCATACAATCATTGTACTTGTTTACCCTGTTTTTATCGTCCATTCTTGCCGAATATTTATCATTATGCTGCATGAATCCCGATCTTCCAACCACTGCACCGTCATTTTTAGCCATTTTTGCGTACACGAAATACGCTAAAGCGGTCCTAATACCCCTAATTATGTGCTTTTTTTGCCCATTATCGGTATATTGGCCACCATCCAATAAAATGATAAGCTTATCGTCTAAATTGGCGGCACAAAGCTGTAAAAACAGATCATCACCGATTGCGGGAATAATATATATATCCTCACATTCCTTGATAAAGAGGTTTATATCATCCTCATCCATGTTTACCGACGACGGACGCGTTAATTTCGCCCAATCACTTGCTTGTAATAGATGTTCCATTTTTATTATCATCAACACTGATATATTTCAACGGCTGTAAACTAAAATCATTAGTAGCATTTGCTGCTTCTTTCCAATATTTGAAAATCAAATCAAATGCCCTTTCGATAAATCTCTGCTCATTAGTGACTTCTCCGGCATATTGTTCATAAGCATCACGCATTACGTCACCTGTGAACCCCAATTTCCCGATACGAATAGAATAAAAAAGTTCCTGATGGAATGATGCATAGATTCTTTCAACTGTCGACTTTTCCGTTATCTGAAAATCTTTATCATAGTTCGCTACAGGAAAACTTACAATCGTCGGGGCTTCTTCATCCTCTTCCAATTCCACATAAAGAATCTTGTTTCCATTTGTGTCTCCCTGAAATTTTTTCAAATCTTCAGGTTCTATCATTTTTCTCTCTACCTCTTCACCTCTGTCATCAGTCAGCGGATCACCTTTTTCATCGGTCAATGGTGCGCCCTTTTTGGCGATAAGCATACAGGCAACCAGAAAATTATTGCGTACATTTCTATTCTTCACATTGCTCAACCCTTCATCTGTACTCATCTCCGTAATCACACTGTCATAGATAGGTGTGGGGTAATTCTTTCCACCTCTCATACTTACCCACAGAATTTGCCCATTGTACTTATCTATTCCTCCGACAGCCTTTATCTGTGCCATCACGACATCCGGCTTCGGATTAAACACGCAGAACTTTTCAACGTTATCCTTATTTACCTGCACTGCTTTACCGTTCCGCGTTTTCCTGCCTCTCCAATCAGGGTGCACCAGAATATGACCGACATAGCCATTTTCATCTTCCTCTTCAAGTCTGCAATTCTCAAATGGTACATACCACATTTCCACAACCTGACATAAAATATTATAGTTGACATGTATCGCAAACCCACCGAATCTCGCTATGTCTTCAGATGTATTATGAAGTATCGTATCTGCTGTTTCTCCATCTCTATTGACTACATACTCGGAAAAGTTAACATCCTTAAAGCCATTGCCTTCTATGAATTTTGAATATCGGCCAAGACATAAACTTCCTGTTCCCGACGCATCAGTTATGACCATCAGATTTTGTGGGTATAAATTATCTTCACCATACGTCTGCATGTTGAATTGTGAAGAAAACTTATTCCCAAATCGTGGTTCCGGCTTTTTGGCTGTCCTTACATTCATCTTCGCTTATTTTTTTTGAAGTTCCACAACTATGTCTTCTGCTTCTTCCAGATACTTGTCTAAATTTTCTTGGGTGATCTTAACCCCTTGCACGACATAGTCTTTGTAGTCATCCTGTAATTGCTTGACAGTGCTACCATCTTCTAGTCTGTCTACTAGTTCTTCGATAAGTTCTTTTTTCAACTTATCTTCATTAACGACTTTATCGATAGCCGCTTCAGTCTTTGAATCTTCGGCATTGGTAGCCTCTACCTTTTTATCCATTACTTCTGTTTCGACAGTTCCCTTATCTTCTACCGTTGCTTTATCTGTCGACACTTTTTCCTTTTCCGCATCCTCCTTATCAATAGGTGTTTGTGTCTCTTCCTTTTCCACATCCTTAATTCTTTCTTCCCAATCATCGGGATGCTCCCCGAACATTTCTATTTGAGCCGGAAACCGTTTAAGATATTCTTCTGCCACTTCATCCGTCAAATTATCATTCGTGTATATCTTGCTGTTTTCAAAGTCCTGTATGATGACACCACCCAAGAGGCTATATGAACACTTCTCTTTCATTTTCTTATTCGTTTTAAGGTAATTGTATATTGAAATAAATGCGTCCCGATAGCAATCGTTACAATTCGTTGGAGTGAATTTCTTTCCCGACACTTCATAATATAATTCCTCTATCTGACGTTTATCGGATGATGAGAACCCGGCATCAAACCGAGCTCTCATTTCCTCAACCATATTTATAGCATCACTGTATTCCATGAACTTATGCTGTTACGGCTGTTTTCAAAGTTTCGAACTGTGTAGCCGTAGTTGCCGAATCAGTATTGAAATAGAACATTGCAGCTTTCGGCGCTCCAGTCTCTTTCAATGTACATTTCCAACCACCATCAGTATCTTCCGAATACTTATCATTTTCAATCGATTCAGCGATAAGCCCTTGATAATATCCATATACTTGGTACTCTGAACTTCCGTCCGCGCCCTTGAATTTATTCTTCAGAATGACTACAAACGTACCATTCGCAAGCCCTTCAATGACATTAGCGCAAACAGCTGGCCCATTATCCAACACTACAACAGGTATCTCATGTTCCCATGAATTTTTATACGTTCCCTTTTTAAGGGTTGTCTTAGTACCTGTGAAAGGAGTAGAGCCGGGACATACAATCGCATATCCCTGATTCCCCTTTGTCAGTACTAATGTCTTGATGAGGTCTTTATTAGTCGCATCGAATACTGTCTTTGAAAAGTCAATATGCGCGCGGTTAATAATTATCCCAGCTTGCTCAAATCCTTTCGTCACCATACTATCGCAATCTGTTGCGATATCGGCTTTCAATAAACTTTCACAAATTCCTGACATGTCTTAATTATTTAAAAGATTAATAAGCAGCTTGAAACATATCATTTTCAAGAAGGTTCGTCCCGATCTTCCCTTGAGAATAGATATAATTTCTTCTCTCTTTCTTTTCAAACCAGATATCCAAATCAGAGATTAAACCATCCTGATCAGAACCTACCAAGAAGTTATTTATGTTACCCAACACTGCACGATACGGCAAATTGAGCTTCGTACCACTATTCTCATAAGCAGTGATGAATCTGTCCCAGATGCTTACTCTGGCGATTTTGACACCGTCATAAACAGATACATCGAAGCCGTCGAATACCGTCGTCCATTCCATACGATCATGGAACTTTTGTTTGATATCCCAGTGCAACGCATCAGCCATCGCCTTTGTCATAAGCACAAGCGCATTGCTATCAGATGTAATCCTGCTGTCCGCATCCATCAATATCTTATCCATGATTCCCGTTGCTACACCTTCTGTCAGCATAGCAGCCTTTGTAGCCGCATAAGTGGTCTGTGCATTTGCCGCAATTACCGTCAACTGCTTTGCGTTTGCCGTACATTGTGCGAAGATACGTTTGAAGAAACCATCACATGTCGTGAATAACTCCTTACGGGTAACCGTATCAGTGAGTACGCCGCCATCTTTTATATTTGCAATGCTCTTATTACCAAACCATGCAAATCTCCAGATCATTCTCTTCATCTGACGCTCCAAAGCCGGACGAATGATATAACTCAAGAACTCTGTGGAAGTCAAGTCACCTATATCCGTACCTGTCTTTAAAGTATACTCGGCTATTGTGCCTTTTAATGCTTCGTAACAGATTTTGATAGGGATATTCCAACTACCTAACTCCCATCTTTTTTGAGAGTTGACTATTCCCACTTCCTGATATGTCGGGTCGCAACCGCCACCTGCTATACCTACATCATCCATATCTCCGATATATCCAATCGGGTCGCCATTCTTCACCTTCTTCAGGTTGATATACTTTTGATAATCTTCATCCTGATCAATACTCAACGGTATCAACTCCTTCAGGTCTAATACATCTTTCGGGTCTACCGAAATGTTCTCAAAAAAATTTGCCATATCTCAAATTATTTTTTCTTGTTAAACGTTCCTTCTCTTCTCTCTCTTATCTCTTTTTCCAAAGGAGTCTCATCTGCTCTGTCCTGCACTTGCTCGGTAGTCTTATGCGATGTCACATTCACATTACGTCCTTTTGGTTTATAAGTGCTGCAATACTTTGCAAGGAATTTTTCACCGCCAGCCATTGCAACAGCATTCAGAATCTTCAGATCATTCGAACTCTTCGCTTTTGTTTTCGCATCATCCAATTGTTGCTTCAAATCTTCATTCTCTTGCTTCAGTTGCTCATTCTCCTGCGTCAGCTCATCTATCTTCTTTTGATCTGCACTACCATCACCGCCTGCACCGTCGCCATCACCACCTGCCTTATCATCTTCAGGAGGAGTAATTTCTGTAATAGCTCCATCCTTGACAACGATAGTAGAACCATCAGGCATTACATGCTCCCCGTCAGGACTTGCTGCATCACCAACTTGCGGCTCACCATCTTCTCTTTCAACCGTCAAAGTGCTGCCATCGGCAGTACTTAAATCCATCGCTACAACTACATCCTCAATCTTTTTGTAGCCACATTTTGCCAAAAGATAATCCACTACGGACTTCTTCGCTTTTACTTCCTCTTTCCCATCTTTTTTACTCATACTCGTTTTTTTATTATTGATTAAATTGCCCTTCTTCTTTGCCGAAGCAGGAGGTATAATAGTAGAAATAATGCCATATTCCTTAGCCTTATTGACATCAATATATTTGTCCTCGTCCATCAATGCCTGCATCTCTTCTCTATCACATCCGCATCTTTCGACATATAGGTCAAGTATCTTATCTTGTTGCTCTTGTAAATTAGTAGCGGCTTTTTGCAGATCATCGGCATTTAAAGATTCTCCCAAAGCACCACCTTCAACCCACGGATTGTGAACGCATATATTAGCTGACTGATACGCATACCTTTTTTCTTTCGGTGCTGCCATCATGATGATTGTTGCCATTGATGCAACCGAACCTTCAGCAGTTGCGGATATGTCTTTCCCTGATGCTCTTAACTTATCATATATCGCCCATCCTTCTTTACATGAGCCACCATCACAATGCAAACGCAAATCGATAATGTTATCCTTCTCATCCATCGACGAAAGAAATTCATCGATATCCTTGAAACATACTCCATCGATTCCCATGCACCACTTCATGAACTGCTTATCTTCTTCCGTGACTATGTCATTGTAAATCTTCAATACTGCCATACCTGTAACCTTTTTATACAAAGTTACTTTCCTTCAACTCAAGCGCACTATCCAGCTTCCATATTCCACTATCACCTTTTGATAGCAAAAAAATAGGGGATACCGCGTTTTGCAGTACCCCCTTACATAAAAGCATTAAAGTAACAAACTACACCTTCACAGGCTTCCCGAATTTTTCTACTATCCTATATATCGTCGCTTGCCCTACATTGTATTCATCCTGAAGGAATGCAACTATATACGTCAACTTATGACCTTCACCTTTCATCCTTGTGTACTCTTCATAGAGCTTTATATACTTAACATCCGATAAGCTGATGTTCGCTTCATTAAGGGCATTCATCGCCCCCTCACATACTTTCACTAATTCATATGCCCTCATATCATCAAATATTACCAAGTGATTCTATATACTTAACCCTATTGCTTACCCTCGTAAACTCTTCAACTGATAGGACAGGGGAGGGGGCACGCATAAATCCTTTAGCTACTGCATTTGCCAACATCTCTTCACCCATTGCCGCATTATTACCAGCTACCATTATCGGTACACCTCCGCCGATCTGATTAAAAGTCGATAGGACAGGGGAGAACATGCTTGTTGCCGCCGCCGTCATCACACTCTCTCCGTTCGATAATTGTGCAGGCACTGAATCACTCGTTTCTGTTCCCGAACCGGACACCAAACCACCATTGGCAAACTTCGCCCCATTGACTGTCTTTATCGCCGTTGCTATATTGGTCAATACTGTTGCAACCGTAGTAGAAATAGCCACTAACATTGCTGGCCATGGATGTACAGTAGTGGCAATGGCGATACCAGCCGAAAGAGCCTGACCTGTATTAATTGCTATTTGCGCCAAAGCTAATACCTTACTTAGCTTTGCGAATGACTTATTATGTTCTCCCAAAGCATCCGTTAATGAAACTAATCCGCCCATGACATTGGATATTGCTTCATACTTCGCTTTTTCAATCTCAATTTCTTTAGTAGATAATTCCTTTTTGGCTTTCATCCAATCATTCCCGGCTTTTGTCCTTCTTAAATAGAAATCCTTATCACTTTCACCCGCCATCTGCTGAAGTGTATCATATTCTTTCTGGGCTTCATCTACTTTCAACTTTAAAACAGCTTCTTCATTGTCGCCGACTTCTGCAATCTTTGTTTCGAATTCCAACTTTATTGCATCCTGCTCTTTTTTTATCCTACTGTTAGCCTGATCATCTGCAACGGCACCCAATAACAAATCATATTTTTGTGTAATTGCATATTTCTTCTCCAATTTTTCTTCAGTAGTAGCAATTTCTATATCTGCGGCATGCATTTCCGCTTCTTTCTGCTTTTCCAATTGGTCATATTTCAACTGATATTCTTTATCACAGCCTTTCTTTACAGCCTGTAAGAACAATTCGATGTTCTTTTCTTCCTTATCAATCTTCTTTGTTATCTCATTATTATCATATTCCTGTAGCTTTTTATTTTTTTCCTCTTCTAACGTGATAATCTCCGAATTCATTGCTGATCTTGCTTTACTTGTGAGGTTCTTCTCGGTAGCCAATTTATCTTTTAAATCCTCTATTTTCCTATCATAGCCTTTTGCTACCCTTTCGCGCTGTTTCTCGGCATCATCACTCAATAGGTCATATAAAGCATCTTCCGCTGCCCGAATAGCTTCTTTCTCTTTTTGCTTTGCGTCCTTTATTGCCGCCAACCTTTTCTTTGCCTGTTCCTTTGCCTTCCTTTCGGCTTCCGTAGCTTTCTGCTGGGCTTCACTCGCTTCCGATGTATCATAAGTTGACAATTCTTTTTGCATCCTTCTGGTAGAATTATAATATTCCGTGTCCGCTCTAATTACAGCTGCCTTTGCTTCAGCCAATCTATCAAGCATATCCTTGTTCTGGTTTCCTTTATAAAATTCTATATCAAGCAACATGAAATTTTGCATTGCCAATTTCTTTCTCTCTGCGGATTGCTGCCTCTCAATATTTATAGCTTGCTGCAAATAACTTCTTCTTTCCGCTGCATTATATTTTCCTTTTTGAGCCACCTTATCCCTTAGCTCTGCAACTTCTCTTTCTCTTGCCGCTGATTCTACAATCTCATTCCTTGATTCTTTGGCATATTGATTTGCCATCTTTTGATATTCAATGCTCTCTTTCACTTTATCATTCACCGACTTTATGGCATCTCCAACCAATGGCAACTTCTCCGCCATAGTCATTACCCATCCGATCAACTTCTCACCATTATCAACAACCGTAAGAATCACAGATGCGGCTTGTATCAATACATTGATAACTGCTTCCATCACTATTTTCAACGGTGCAAGAACTTCTTTCAATTTCGCACTGTTAGCCGCACTTGCCGATATACCTTCCTTCAACAACATTAAAGCCGCTACAATGGCTGCAATAGTAGCCACAATAGGATTAGCCAATAAAGAGAGTAAATGCTTACCAAAAGAGCTTACGGCCTTTCCTGCCGTCTCTAATCCTCCGGTCAATCCATGCCCGAACACATCGCTTATGTTTCTTAAATCCGTATACCACTTGCTGTCAACTCCCAATGCTCCTTTTATCGAATTTTCATAGTTACCGACACTACGATAATAGCGTTGCGTTTCTTCTTCGGCCTGCCTTATCTCATTTGTTACCATGTTGATATGAGCTTTCAAATCCTGTCCCTTCGCCCCCTCGCGTTCTGATCTGCTCAACTCATCGAACCCCTTTGTCAGGTTGCTCAATTCGGCTCTAAGTCCTTTCATGGAACCTTCTTCTTCCTTCTCTGTTTTCATATTGTTCTGAATCTCTTTCTCCAGAACACGCACATTGTCTTTATATTCCGTGATGACAGACTTTGTCGTGGCCATCTCTGCATTGTATTCCTGTTGAGATATGCCACCTTCCTTCAGCTCTTCCCGAAGTTCTTCCTGCTTCTTTTTCAAATCCTGAATAGCTCCATTATATTTCGCTATGCCATCTATTGCATCTGTATACTTAACTCTGATGCTTAAAATTTTCTCCTCTTCATTATTCATCATCCACCCTCCTATAATTGTAATAGTTCAACTTCTGCGATACCCGTATCTTCTGCCTTCATGCTGATAATTGCATAATACTTTCCATACTGTCCCAGATAAACAGGTATACTCTCATCAAAATCTTTTAAATCTATTTCAGACACCAAAATGTTTTCCTTGATAATCTTACACGTTTGCAATATGCTCGATAATTTTTTATACCTATTTGAAAGAATTGTATTAAAGTCCATCCCATCAAATATTCCATAACTTAATGATTTGGATGCATCTCCATATCTTCTGCTCCCATAAAAATAAACTCCGCCAATCTCCTTTAGCAAACGAGGTTTAACACTACTAGCCGTATAGGTGACTACACCCGCATCATCAGTGCTCTTCGTATACACTGGTATATTGCACCCATCTGTTGCCGCGAATGGCATTGTGATAATCTCCTTTTCATAATCAAGTGATTTATTATTTACTTCCAGATCACCATCATAGTCACCCTTTACTGTATCATCTTCTTTCCATTTGTAATAATTGTTCCTTGCATAATTATCAGATACTTTGAAAGATATTTCTTTCGGTTCATTATCCCGATATGACGCCACAACTCTCTTCGTCCAATTCTTTGCCTTACTGATATTGTTATAAATATCATCTATCGATAGGAATGTTATTTCTCCATCATCTTGCTTGTTTTGCTTAGCAAATACACCTGTCAATGCACATAATGCTTTTAGTAAATCAATAACCTTTATCTCTGGAAGGTTAGAGATGATAGGGTAATAAGATTTCACTGGCACTTCATCAGGAATATTCGGTGCCACAATAATGCTTGCGTCATGCACTTTTACATCCTCCATTAATACTTTCAATACGCTATAACTTATTTCCACATCCATCTTCGCCAATTGCCCAGCCAATAATGGTACATCGCAATATCCACTTAATAAAATCGTATTATTTCCCTTAAAATCATTTAGAAGTAGACTTGGTGAAGCCATCAGTGTCTCTTTATTTTCCACCTCTACAAGATTCCCATATACGTCAACATATCCAACAATTTTAATTTTAGCACTAATACCTTTCCATGTTTCCCATTGTTTATTATCCGTATAGTGAAAAGTAACTAATGCACTGAATTTAAACCTAACAGTCATCGCTGCTTTTGCTTTGAAATATAATGCTGTTACTCCGACTGTATTCGTTTCGAACGAATCAAGGCCACCTGATACAATCGTATATTGTAGATCACCAAATCCATTTCTATCTTCAACCTTGCACGTCATGTTCTTACCAAACGTCAACTCATTGGCTTTCCGCTCTGTCAAAGGAATCAAAAGAGAATCTACGATATCTTTGTTTGTACCTGTGAAATTAAATGCTACTCCGGTTTGTTCCTCTATCTTTTTCAATATCCACGACACTCTTACTACAGGATTCATCGGACATGAATCATCTCTATTCGAATACGTGGGCCTTGTTCTGTCTATGGTATCAATAGATAATTCACTATCTTCATATTTCCTATAATTTATATAAGTATAAAAGTAATCTTTAGTATTTGGGTATGCTTCTATCAAATTATTCTCTTCGAAATAAATCTTATCATCACCTGTCAATTCATTTATCGACAATCCATCATCAATAAGGCTTTTCAAATTAGTGTAACATCCCCATACCAAAGTTATTTCTATCTTATCTGACACCGTTAACAATACCGCCACACCATTCGGTATTATCTCTACGCCACTTCTGAAATATCTTGCTGCATGATTCTCATAAGGGAAATCATCAATGTGTGCAGGCGAATTCGAATAACCGATAATCTTCTGATTCCTCACCGTCTTCGGCAATTTGATCGTATACGAGTTGTTACTAACAATCTTCGATACTTCAGTGAATATGTTACTATTCAAATTAAGCGTGATCTTCGTATCCTCATCCAGATCAACGAGTTCACCATCGATATATAACTCATCCGTTCTCATAAACTTTGTACTTTAGTTTCCGGCAATACTACCGATGCCACAAAATCCTGCAAATCTTTCTTAGTCTTGGCAAATGTTCCCACCGCCAGATTAACAGATATCCATTTGTGTTTACCCTTATCATCCAATCCCATATACATATCGACAACTGGGCTTATCTGCAAATCAAAGAGAAAATCGAACGTGTCCGAATCAACCAACGGGGCACATATGGGCACTGTGTTCTCACCGATCTTCCTTTGCTTTCTTCCTGTACCTCCATGATACCCATTAAGGGCACTATAATCCATCATATTGTTACGAAGGAACTCACCATCATCCGATACCTTCTTGCTCTCATCACCCCGCTCAAAAAGCCAATAACAATATACTCCATGCCGATTTATCCAACGAACATATATCCCTTTATCTGCATCATTAACAGCACATGTCACTTTACATGCCCCACTTCCTACAGCCTTAAATGTCAAGTCAAACGTACTGTCGAATGTTGACGGTGCCGTATCCGTTGCATCCATCGATACCACTAACTCATTCGTTGCCGTCAACCCTATGACCGGAATATTCCATACCGCTTGCTTTATCAACGATATGTCCGCCGCCGCAACTCCATCACAATACCTCTTTACAGTTCCTGCCATCCCTGAATAGATGCCTACCGTGAAAGGATAATTCTTGAACCACGTTAATTTTCTTTCTCCGTTATACCTCTCACCTATACCCATCGCTCCCCAAACAAAGAACGTGAAGAAAGAAAAGGAATCCTTCAGTGTGTCATCCGTATAGAACGATACCGATATATCAAACAGATGCCCTAAATTCGTGTCCTCTGCCGCATCCTCATACGCCAATGTCTTTATGTCTACCGAATCAAAAGAACCTTGAATGTACTGATGCAAATCAAAGAAACATGATGTCCCGAACATCTCTCTTTTCTCCGTATACACTTCACCTGTCACCTTATCCTCAACCTTCGCTATAATATAATCATACGCTTTCCCATATACATTTATCACAGCCGGATTAAAAGCCATCCCTATCATATCAGGATACTCAACTGTCGTATCACTCACCACTGTCGTTCTCATCTTTCAAATTCAAATTTATATGTTCAACCTCGTTACTTATACCCATATATATTCTTTCAATGATATTCTTCAAAGTCGTTGATACCTCTTTCGAATAAATATCATTCCTTCCTCCGGAACGAAACAACTTCGTCCCTTCATGTTCTATCTTATACGCTATTGCTCCGGCCAATGACATCGTACCTCTTTCTTCAGGTGTATACTTAGGTTGCCATTTATCGCTCGGCGTTCTCTTATACGCAATGGGTGATGCCACAATACCCTTATCACTCATCCACTGCCTTATGACATCCCTAAACTTGTATGGCACTTTCCCCGCCTTCCTTCCTGTTTCCAACGTCCCGAAGAACATTCTGCCAAATAATGCTCCTCCTTGCTCATTCATCTCCACCCGAATACTATTCATCGTCTTGCCTGATGCTACTTGCCCTGCCGAAATATGGTTGGCCACAATTCTTTTTTTCAACGCTTCAAGTTCTTCACCTACTATCTGTGACTGTTCTTCATACTCGCTCATAAACAAACTCCTCTCACTTCTTTTAATGTTACCGATAAGGCTATACCGGATACGATACACGACAATTTCTCATATATGATACTATATGGCACATCTCCATCGATTGCTTCGAAATAACCGCATGAGTTAATCTCCCTGATGAATCTCTTTGCCTCATCCTTCATCCTTTCATATACTTCCTCATTGTCACTACCGTTCGCATCCTTCTTTACTTTATCGATAAATACCAATAAGCAACTCGGATTGTCTTTTGTCATTCCCCTCTTAATCGTAAAAGAACCACTAACAGGCATGATACTCAATATCGCTGGCAAAGTCATCTTATCCAATGCTCGGTCAGCTGCACCCCAATCATCAAACACAAAAGAATACCCTTGAAACTTTTGTGCTGCAATCTCTTCAATCTTACTTTCTACGCTTGTCTTCATACACCCTCCTTAATCTATCTTCATATTTTGCTTTATCCGTGTCCATTTGAAGGCATTTATATACTCTTAACCAAGGTACACTCATCACCTCCTCATGGTCTTTTATTCCCATCCTCATTGCATACCAATCGACCAAACCGAACGTACCAAAATTCAATTGATCTATTCCTGCCTGTACCTCTTCTGTTTTCGGCTTCCTGTTCGTCGAAGCAAATAACTTGTTTATCCTCTCCACTTCACCAGATACCCACCCACTGAACCTGACTACTTCCGTTGCCTTGCAACTCATCAACTTCTTTTTGTCTATACCCAGTATTACCTTTGCCGGAACTTCGAACAACGAAGGTACATCCTTCGTGCTCTGCAACTCTATCAACTGTCCCATGTTCAACTCATTCAAATCATTCGGACAACACTTCCCACCGACTGCAAATGGCTTCGTCAATTTCTTCATCTCGAACCTATCCATGAAATCACCGAACTTTATCATCAATAACCATTCACCAAACTTCTTTTGCTTACACTTTGCTAATACTTTACCCTTGAACATATCCCATTTATCCCTTGTTTTACTTACACTTTGCTAATCAACTTCCGTATAATAAGCTCTTGGCCCATGCAATATCTTACGTGCCGATAGCTTTTTCAATGCCACATACCTTACCGCATCCATCGCATGATTCCAGATATCTACCGGCTCATTCTGCATCTCTCCATTCTTATCAACCTTCCACTTATATCGCTTCAATTCCTTTATCGTTCCGGTCGATCTTCTCGTTACATTCCATTTATACCTCTGCAATATCTGAATACCGTTCTTAATCGAATCATTGCCCTTTGCAGAAGGAATCACACTGAAGCCGAACGCATTCACTTCCGAAATACTCTTAGGCTCTGCACAATCAGCTATCACAGTGTCAAGACGCTTTATCCCTCCACTCTTCATCACCTTTGCTATCATGCTATTGTCATAACCTACCTCATACAATAATTCATCCGTCCATATCTCACCATGAGCCAAAGCCACATTGATAAGTGACGTGGGGTCATTCACAAACCCGAAGTCCATTCCATACCAATTGCCTTTCCTCTCCGATATCTGCGGCATACTGTCCACTATTCTGAAATCAGGGAATATCAAACCCACTAACTTACCTGTCAATCCCCTTGCATATACTTTCCATAACTCTTTATCCTCTATGCCCTCAATCTTCTCATGTTCTTCCTTTGACAGGAACGGATTACTACGATGGTCACTTATGATCAACTTGACACCATTTCGACCTATCAACTTATCATGTACCCAGAACCTCGACGTCGGGTTATAATCAAGGAACACCTTCTTTCTCGTTCGCATCTCCAACTGAAAATATACGCCATAACTCATACCGTCCACTTCATTCATGAACAGGTAATCACGTTTACCTGACTTCGCATCCTGCCCATCCTTGAAAGAAGAGAATTCCAATACAGAACCATTTATGCACCTTATCAACCTGTCCCCTTCATTGATATATGGAAACCACTTTCTCAACTCTTCACTTCCGGCCAATATCCTTTTCGCATCTCGATACGCACCCTTCTTCAAGTTAGGCACATCTTGACCGACTATCGTTATCACCTGCTCCGCTTCCTGTATCGCCAAAACAAAAAGGAGCTGCATAATAGAATAAGTCTTGCCGGAAGATGTTCCGCCTTGATTAACTACTACACGCTCCTTTGCTTCTAAATTCGCTCTATACAGATCACTAACCTGAAATAATCCATCATACATCTACCTCATCCTCCGTATTAGCAAACTTCGCCGTTCCGCTCGATACATACTTTATCTTCACATCACCGCTAAAATTATTGTCGATCACATCCTTCGGCTTTTCACCCATTATGTCCCTTATTGCATTGAAGGCACAGACATCACCCTGCATGGCCTTCTTATACAATCCGATCACCGTTGCCATCTTATTCGTCATATCATTTTCAGATATTCCCATCTTCGACATCGCATCCTTCATCCTCTCCGTCGTTGGCATTTCACCGAACAACTCAACCAACTCTTTCAGCTTCTTTTTCCTTCTTTTCGATTCAACTGATGCCAATCCTCCCAATCTTCCGCGTTCCTTTGCTTCTTCACTGCTTATCCCGCCTTTTTCGAAAGGTTTCAGATTACCATTTATCCTTTTCTCTTCCATGACACTATCTCCTTTCAAACCCCCTTTATAGGTATACTAATTATAGGGTTATAATCATCCAATTTCTTCTTCTTTGTTTTCCCTTTATTCGACGTATCGAATCTAATAATATCAGAACCCCATTTCTGACGTAACGCTTCCATCTGCTGCTTTTCTCTCTCCCTGTTACGATACGTTGCACATCCACCTTTATTCGTCGACTGCCTGCATATGTAATGATACGCATCTATACGCAAAATGACACGCTCAAGGTTTAACTGTTGCAATGTCATATCATAATCTTCTTTCAGTGGTAAACTCTCATCATACATGCACCTGTTCCCTTTTAAAAAACACTGAAACGGTCCTAATACAGGTGATATCGTTGAGAATGGGCACGCATGCCTGTATGCCATCGGATCACTGTTTATGTTCACTCCCCAAAACTTAGCACCTATCTCTTCTGCCATTATCGAATACTTCTCGACAAATAAAAGAAACTCATCCGTCTCTACCTTCTCCTTGATATACCCGAAATCACTTCCCTCCATCTTAACATATCTCTCCAATCGATACAGATCATCATCTACCAATACTACCACATCATTACCCGCCTCAAATTCCTTTTCCAATATGTAGTTCCTTACCCTTGACACATTCCCCTGAATGCCATTGGAACACGCTATAATCTTCGCCTCCGGATAATTCTTCCTGTAATCATCCTCTTCATCACCACTGACATAAACTCTCCCAAATGGAAGATATTTCAATGTGAGTACATCATCACATCTATGATACGAAGGTATGTTAACCGATATTTTCATCCTTGCTCTTCTTTAAAATGGCGTTGATGGCTTTCGGCCCACTCAACACCCGGCCTACTGCATATTTCTCTCTCCCTTTAGGTATCTTACCATCCGATCTTGTCGACAGACATTTAACCTGCTTTATCCCGAATAACGTCTTTGCCTGCAACCAATCGACATTATTATCAAAATACAAGACTATGATATTATGTTCTTCATTCAACACTTCCGTGAAATCCACATCACCCTCTACTTTTTCCTTTCCCTGTTGGTTATCATAGATATCACAATCAATGTTCCATTTCGACAACTCATCACCATTCCAACATTCAGCTAACACATCCAAATCATTCTCCCCGAACTCGTTGTTATCCTGAATGATGTATTCCCTAATCTTCTCCGCCTTTGTATCCTCCGGAAGAACTTTGCATAATATCTTCTTATAACCGAGCTCCCTGTAAGCCTTAAGCCTCATGTTACCACCAATAACGATATACTTTCCACCGAACGGAAGCACTTTCACTTCATTCAGCTTCTTCATCTCCGGCGAGTTCTGAATGCTCTCTTTTAATTCCTCAAACCTCCTCTTATTTATCTTTCTCGGATTCTTCGGAACATCAGGAATCTGACCCTTGTTTTCCACAATCTCATTAATCGGAATTTCCCTTATCTCAACCTTGAAATTATCTTCCATCTCTTATTCATCTAATCTAAGTAAAGTTACTAATTTTCAATAAAATACGCAAATAAAAAGCGACGAAAATTCATCATTTTTTATGACTTTTTCCCGCCGCTTCCAATCACTCATAAAAGTATTATTCACCCATCATTCGTTCCCTCCCATATCTTCAACGACGATATCAACTTCATCATTTCTATACGCCTTGCTCTCTTGGTTATATATCATCTTCCTCCTTATCGATTCTATAAGAAGATACCTCCCATCCTGTGAGATAATCGCCGTTCCCCTTTCAGGTATACTATCACATTCATAATCAAACTGAAATTTTCCATTGATATCGCTTACTCTACATTTCGTCATCTTTTTAATCCTCCTTTGATTTTTCCAGCTCCTTTATCTTCTTATCGATATTCAATTTTCTTTTATTATATACCGTCTCATATTTTTCGACACATGTATCATAAGAGGGTTTGTCATAATCTTCCATCACGGCCTTTAAACAACTTTGCGGGACTTCATCATACGTCACCGAACCTCCGGTCGCAACTTCCCTGATAAAACCTCTGCAAATCTGATTGAAATCTTCTTCAGAGATATTGACGTCAAACACATCCTTGCCTTTGCTCTTCTTCGTTAGATCAAAAATAGCTTTTATACCACAGCCCGAAAGATACAACACCGCCAACTTGAAAGCCTTTTCTTCTTTCGGTGACAGCTTCTCTCTCTTTTGAAGATAATCATGCCCCTCAACCATCTTTCCTCGCAAATCCCTAATGATGTTCTCATTCATCTTTGCTTTGTTGGCCTCATCCTTGCTCTCCAAAGCGACAATCTCCACATCTTTTTGGCACTTGCCATTTTCTCCATCGCTTCCAATATCTGCCGTGTCCCCTGTTTTCACTGCTATTATTTCTTTCCATGTGATTCCTCTATATTCTTTGATGCTGATAACCTTTTCACCTTCACCTGAAGCTATCAACTCTTCGTTATTCTTCACATATGCCTTATAATCTTTCTTATATTCTTCATCATCTTTTCCCTTATCATAACTACTCTCATTAGGTTCCATATTGTCATAATTCCAACGATGGTTTAAATAGAAATCTTCTGCCTTTATGCCCGCCGCATTCAGCATGTTTATCAGGTCCTTGTCCTTATCGAAATATACATACTTCGTTCCTTTCGGCTCTTTTGCTATTTTCTCAAGCAAAGCCTTCAGTATCTTCTTATCCAGACAACCCCCATCACTGCAATAATGCTCCTTTTCCTCTTCTTCACCGAATAACCTACCTTGACATGCCGAATTGCAGGGACATATATTGCAAACAGGGAACCCCTCAATCTTTTCATCCTCTTTGAATATGACATCATTCAACCTCCTTTGTAAGCAATAATTAATACTTCCCCGTATAGTCCTTTCACTATCTCCCTCTTTAATTAATCCTTTTTTGATTATGCTCTTCTGCACTTTCTCATCAAACCTTGATATATACATCGCTGACGATAACCCGATCTTGTTTTCTCTAACCATCTTCCGGAACTCAGGAAGCAATTTGTTTAATTGCATCCTCCCACGGATGAACACCTCACTCTTACCGAATTTCAAACTTAAATCAGATATGCTCTTCCCTCCGGATATCATCCTTTCAAAACCGTAACTTTCTTCAAACGGATCTACATCCTTGCGCATCATATTCTCCGTCATCATCGCATCAAGCGCTTCCTCATCCGACATCTCAACAATGATACAGGGAATCGTTCTATATCTGTCATCCTTCACATCCCCATCGTCCATCAGCATCTTATATGCCTTGTATCTTCTCTCCCCGCATACTATCTCATATTCATCAGGGATGCTGATAACCTTTACCGTATTTTTATTTAGGACACTCTTATCACGTTTTTCCCTGACCGTTATCGGATTTATGAGCCCGAATTGTCTGATGTTATCTGCTAACTCTTTGATACTTTCTTTATCTATCGTCCTACGATAATTCAAAGGAGATGGGCTAATCTTCGCCATCTCCAAATGCTTTACTGATAATTGTAACTCCATTGCTTTTATGATTAAAATTAAAAATTCTTATTCAATTTATTTCTTATTTGAATAAACCCTCTTCGTTCCGTCTCTTTCAATACCTTCATATCTTCTTCACTTACATCTGCCTTCGCTTCACGATTCACCGATAAGCCGGATGCTCCAAACCTTTTCTCTATCCTTTCGATCTTTTCATAATCCTTCGTCACAAAATATATCACTACTTTCATTTATTTACCTCCGATAATATTATTCAATCCTATACTGGCTAACGTGGGAAACTTCCCTTCACTAATCGCCCTTTTTAGTTCATCACGGGACATCATATCCTTTTTCCAACTCTCCCTTTCTTCCTTTTCCTTTTCTTCCTTTCTCTTCTCATATTCCTTTTCAAGGACATATCTTCTCTCTACCATGAATTTCTTTATGATAGACATGAACCTCACCGTATCAAGTATGCCGTAAAATTCGCCGAAATCTCCGCCTTTCACCTTCATGAACATTAATGCATTGATGGTGATTTGATCACACGATTGGCATGGGATGATAAAAAACTTATGAATTTTATGAAAGTCAAAATTCAATCCATGCCAGCGCCTTCTCTTTTTGATAATACTCCGTCGCTTCCCCAAGGGGCTATAGTTCTACCCAACAACCAGTTCTTCTTAAGTGCGCATAAGAAAGACCCTGGACAGAGACCCTTATGTGGATGTATGGCTGCAAAGGATATTGGAGAATACAACACATGCCCACATTTGTGTGAATACTGCTATGCAAATACGACAAAGCAGTTAGCTTTAGATAATTGGAAACGTCACCAGCAGAATAAGAATGCTGATACAATAACAGGAAAGTGAAGATGCCCAACTTTATAGAAACATTCAAAACAAACAGAAATTTCTCGTTCTTGGGAATGAGACATACAGCTATAGCACTACTTCCGCAAGACCGGACGAAACGCAATAAACTGTATCAAGACCTTGAGCGGGGTAAAGGCATATTGGATGACGACGATCACCTCAATATGTATTTGCATAGCTTTGGCAAGATGCATAAAGCGAAATTGGATGTTGCTTTTAACAGCCTTTCTAATATATCCGACATTTTCTCAGAAGAAGTGGAAATATACGATTGGGGATGTGGACAAGGTACTGCTTCTGCTTGTTTGTTGGATTTTCTTAAATCGAAGAGAATAACTCCAAACATCAAACAATTCTGTATGGTTGAACCGTCGTCTGAAGCTGTTAAGAGAGCGACGCAGGTTATAGAATGTTTCAACTCCAATTATACGATCAATTCCATAACTAAGGACTTCGACCATTTAACCCCAGAAGATTTCAAGACATCAGATGTTAAGAAAGTACACCTTTTCAGTAATATTCTTGATGTTGAAGCTTTTGACCTGGCACAGTTTATCCATCTATTTCAACAGTTATTTGGCGGCGATAATTATTTTATATGCGTTGGTCCTTTTTATAGCAATAATAGACGCGTAGATGAGTTCGTTGCAGCGACTGCTCCTGATACGATATATGCCACCATGAATAAAGAGCGTGGGGCATGGCAGGGAGATTGGACTATTTCCATGCGTATTTTCCTTAAACACTTTGACCGTATTGAAACAGTCGAGAATATCAGGAAACGAATAGAAGATTCTCATAAAAAAGAACAATTCTTTGCTGGCTACATTCTCGATGCAGTTGCTGAAGAATATGGTAAGTCGGACAAAGAGTCTCTGTCCGAAAGTTTATACCATGCTCTGTCTGCTTTCGATGTAAAGTCAAATATACCACTTGACTATAACACCAATGCAGATTCGAAACTTGCAGTTCTTGCCAATATCATTTCGCGAGGTCTTCCCACAAAGGCTCCAATCTTACTGGAGAACACGTTTGCTGACATATTCCAAATCTCATCAAAACCTAAAGAGGGTTTTGTACTTGATTATAAGTCCACTCACAAAATATCTGCACAAGAAATTTATGAAGCACTCCATATTATAGACCCTCGTTTCAATGTGGACTTTTATAATGGTGATATGCTTGACAGTTCTTTTGAGAAGAGCTTCATAGATTCATATCTAAAGGGTTCGCAAAGCGAATATCTTATACAACTGTTTGAACCTCAACGCCCACTTTCTTCCATAGTGGACATTCCTGACAGGAAATTCAGCAAAGACCAGCGTGTGGATTTTGCCTTAGAGATTCCCTACGGAGATGCTCGGACAGGTTTTATACTCGAAATGGACGGAAGACTGTACCACTCTAACATATTCCGTCGTATCAACGATGAGCGTCGTGATCGAATTTCATTGCAAGGTGGATGGGATACATATCGCATTGAACAACTAAATAACATGTCGTTCATGCAAAATTGGGAGTCCGACGCTACTTCTGTGGACTATCTGAAATACATCAAATCCAATTTCGCCAAGCATCTGACCGGGGAATGGTTGAATACTTTGCAAATCGTTCTTGCTCCATTAACAATAGCAAGAGTTGAACGTATGCTGGTGGAAGCTATGATGTCAGATGCACTCAGCCTCAATGCTGATGTCTGGAATATTGCGGTTGTTGAGCGTGATATTCCATGTGCTGCATTAGCGATAAAAGATCTGAAAGAAAAGTATGAACATATCTGTGAACTTGCTGGTTCTAATGATAAGATGCCAAAGATTCATCTGAGCATAGTAACAACTGACGAATTTAAGAATTCACCTTTGCATTTGGGCCATGATGTGGTTACACAAATGCCAAAAGAACATTTCGACCTTTGTGTGGATATATCCATGCTGCTTCGAGACAATATCGATGCTCTGCCTTTGAACATTGATACTGATACAGTATATCTGATTCGCTCTTCACATTACAAGAAACGGGAGCGTACAATTTGTGCAGCTGAGAATATTCAATATCCACCTTTGGTAAAGAAGGGCGGAACGGGATCTTATGTGAACATTGAAGAAAGAGAGAAAGTCCTAATTTACTTTCTATGGGATATTTTCCGTAAATTATCATTCCGCCCTGGACAGCTGCCTATACTTAACCATACTTTAGCAGACAAAACCACCATTGGGCTGCTCCCCACTGGAGGTGGCAAGTCTTTGACTTATCAGTTGTCTTGTATGTTACAGCCTGGTGTATCAATAATTGTTGATCCATTGGTATCGCTTATGGTAGATCAAGTGAGAGGATTGAGGGAAGCCAAGATTGATGCCTGTGACTGTGTGAATAGCGGTATGGATGCTAAGGAGAAAGCCACAAAACTGAACCGACTTCAAAATGGCGCAGTATTATTCATGTTGCTTTCTCCAGAGAGATTCATGATGGAGAATTTCCGTTCAAGTCTGTTGACTATGACAGAGAAGAATCATGTTTGCTTTTCTTATGGCATCATTGATGAAGTACATTGTGTGTCAGAATGGGGACACGATTTCCGGACTTCATATCTGCATCTCGGACGAAACATGATTAACTTTATGAAAACTAAGTCAAGACGTCCTCTTTCAATAATCGGGCTGACTGCAACAGCGTCCTTTGATGTCCTTGCCGATGTCGAACGAGAACTTACGCTTGGAGGTAATCTAACAATGGATAGCGAAACTATAGTTCGTCCAGATTCCGATTCACGTCCAGAACTAACATATCGTATTATAGAAATACAATCAAATTTTGATGAACTGAGAGATCCGAATCAACAGTTTTTGTTGAAGGCTAAATCTGATTGGGATATAAAAGATATTGTCGCCACTGCAAAGAAAAACAGAATGTACGAACTGTTGCATGAAATTCCTGCAGACATCGAGTATCTTAACCAAAATGAAACGGACAAAACAAATGTCGCTCATATCGAAGATTTCTCAGCCAAGAACTTCTATGTTGCAGACAGCGAACAGCATTACAATAACGCAGGAATAATATTCTGCCCACATGCTCATGGAACTTTTGGAGTTGAAGACAATGTATGGGGAACCAGAATGGGTATCTCAACAGAACTCAGAGAGCATGAACAAGAGGTGGCAATGGGTACTTTTGTTGGTGGAGACCGACCTTCCGGGGATATGAAGCTATTTAACGAAAACACTCTGAATTTGATGGTTGCTACTAAAGCTTTTGGTATGGGGATTGACAAGCCGAACATCCGATTCGCCATAAACTTCAGCCACCCATCATCTATAGAAAGCTATGTTCAGGAAGCAGGCCGTGGTGGGCGTGATAAGAAACATGCTATATCGTATATTCTCTATGATCCAACAGAGTATATAGAATTGACAATTGATAAAGTTAATGACATTCGATATTTAATGGGCCAAGATGACCCAACGTGGCTCGAAAGCTACATTAATAAATTCGTTCTCGCGGATGATCTTTCTGCTTTATGCAGACAAAACGGAGCTTCAAAAGAAGTGACTGACAGAATACTTGATATTATCAGGAAGCAAGGCTTCCTTGACAATGTTGATAAGGATATTACCTTATGGTTCCACAATAATTCTTTCCGTGGTCTATATAAGGAAAAAGTTATTCTTGTGGAGCTGACAGATCGAATTATCAATGCCAAACATACACATTTGACAGAAGTGCAAGCCAGACTAAGAGATGAGACAGGTAATGAAGATATTTGCCTAAAGGTTGACACGCGAAAGAATGCGGTCAAGATCCTTTCTGAGGAAGACAATAATAGGCAATATGGTTATATATTCCTTGAAAACCTACATTCCACATACAACTACCTTGGATTTGAATATACAGTTTGTTCATACATCTCTAACTGCTTGATTCAGATTCTTCAGACGCATGAAGACCATTCAGCCCAGGCTCTCATCAAACCTTTGGAAGGCGAAGACAACATCACAGAAGGTATATATCAAGCCATGGCACATGCTGATGAAGATGGTATAGCAAGCGTTATTGTTTCGTGGGAAAACAACGTGCAACAAGATCCGGACGGCTTTGAGGCTTTCATTAAGAAGGAAATCTTCACAATATCTACAGATCAAGATTGGCAAAATATCAATGAGGATAGATATGGCAAGTTAGATTTAAAGAAAATTGGAGATTTTGATGAATTGATAGCAAAGATTGCGAAATGCTCCGGTGACTCCAGATGGCTTCGAAATCATGCGAATGAGGCTATTTATAAAAAACTTAGAATGGCTTTCTGCAAGAAACGTGACAAAGATGACACAGACAAAGCCATATATCGCATGTGTTGCATAGGATTGGTTGATGATGTGACGATTGATTACCTTTCCCAGACTTACGAACTCAAAATACATAGGCATACTGATGAAGTGTTTAAACAGTTCATGCTAGATTTCTTTCGTAAGTATTACTCTTTGGAACAAGCTCAGAAAAAAGTGGATGAAATAGACGCACAGCCTGGACGCAACTACTTAGATCGATGCTTGGGATACCTGACTGCCTTCGTTTACGAAAACCTTGAAAAGAAGCGGTACCGTGCCATCGAGGATATGCGCATTGCTTGTGAAGACAGCATTATAGAGCGACAGACAAATGGTAATGATGAATGGCTGAAAGAATTTATCCATCTTTACTTTAATTCAAAATATGCTCGAACTGGCTACGAAGTGAACGGGAAACCGTATTCGCTGAAAGATGACACTGACATCGAAGGAAAAGACGGTTTTGATGTGGTAAAGAAATATATTGAAGTTGTTGACCCACAGCACGATAATTCTGGTAGTGAAGTGGATAATATAAAACACCTGTATGGTGCTACTCTTCTTTGCCTTAGAGCTCATCCTGATAATGCGGCACTTCAGCTCTTACTGGCCTATTGTATTACTTTCTTAGGTGCAGGAAACAACCAGACTTTAAAGAATAACGCGAACAATAATTATATCGAGGGCTTTATGAGTTTATACCATAAGGGCAGTACACAAGTTTGGAATGATATAGATAGCTTTACGTCATTTCTCAAGGCAAAAGTCCGAAGTGAGGATAAGTTTATCAAGGAAAATTTGATTGAGAACGGCAAGAAAACAATTACGCTGTTCGCTCATGAGGCAAAAATAAATGAGATTACTGAGAAATATCTAAAATAAAAAATATGGCTTACGATATTAATGCTACATTGGAAAGGTTGGAACAGAACCTAAAGCAACTTGATTCCGCAAGGGAACAGGTTCAGAAAACTGTTCGCGCGAGTAACGAACTGCAAGTAACTGTTGCTGGATATGTCGCTTCCATCAAAGAACTTGTGGGAGAAATAATAGAATGGGAGAAACAATTAAAAGGTGCACAAGTCGGCTTTTCAGAAGAAATGCAAAATACTTTGTCAGAGTTGAAGACCTCCTGCGATAAGATTACAGACACATTTGCTTCCTCTGTAGAGAGCTCTTTAAAGAAATTTTCTGAACAGAACACACTCCTTGAAAAAAGAGTGAAAGACTTAAGTACTCTTCGTGAAGAGATTAAATCTGCCACTAAAGAAATTCAATCTATTAAAGAAACGCTTTCAGACATTTCCAAAGATTTGACGGATTCACAGAAGAAACAAGATGAGACACTAGAGCACATTAATCAGCAAGTATCCGAGCTACCTGGAACAATTAAAGGCTATGCCGATGGCATCAAAGAACATGCGAATAGTTTAAAAGATGATTTGAAAAGAATCCTAGACGAAACACATTCTATTATACGTGCCATAGACAAAAAATTGGATGCCCTGACACAAGCCGTAGCAACTCTTCAAAATACAAGTAATGGTATTCAGCAATCCTGTGATAATATAAAATCTGATATTTTGTCTTCCAATAATGCGATTAAGAAATCAATTAGCATTAATCGCTGGATTTTAATCGCTGGAGTTATTATTCTCATTGTCCTACATTTTGTCTAACGCTCTATATTTGCTTACTATATCAATAAATAAAGAATAGTCATATAATATCCGAAAAAACAGAAGATTCTCATTTACTTTTCCCCTATTTCTGGAATAAAGGAGTATAACAACAAAATTAGAATGATATGGAATTACAAAGATTTGACAAAGAAAGACTTGAAGATGGACATGCATATTCTGGTTGGTGATATATCTCAGATGGAGAAGTTATTCAACAAGGTAGTGGTACAAAGTATTTTGATGGTTATTATGTTCGTGGCAATTTCCATGATGGAATTTTAAATGATCCTGGAATAATAAGTCATGATTACTATATGACAAGTGGCCAATTTAAAAACCATGTATTAAATGGGGGGGGATTAAGCATTAACCGTGGTACACTAACCGAATTCGGATATTATAATAATGGAGAATTGAGAAACAATTTGATAGATTATGTATATTGGTATGCTACAAGACTTCAAGAGTCTGGGCGGGGTAACGAGAATATGCTTAATCTTGAAGTTATATCAGCAGTGGAAACCTATTTCCATTTGACAAAAAATATTGCAAGTTTTCTGTTCAGTATTTTGGTATTGTTCATAAATCTATGAACTATCATTATTTTTTAAACAAATAGTTTGGAGGTTCTAAAAATGTTCACTACATTTGCAGTGTTCATAAATTCATGAACAAATATTTAAAAATGAACAGATATGGTAAATGAAAGGGAATTATCTTTAGAAGCCACTGCGAATTTAAAGAGTTTAACTCGACGTGATGACATCACCGTGAAACCTGCTAGTAAGGGAAATCACGATGTGGACATCAACATTGGTGACATAAAAATGTCTGGCGAAATCAAAAGCTTTGTAACTAAGGCTAACTTTAACCAGGTGATTCTCCAATTACAAAAGATAAAAAAGGATGGCTCTGCACCTGTACTATTGATTGCTGGTTATATTTCCCCTCAACAAATGATGAAATTTGTAGAGGAAGGATTTAATGTATTGGACAATGCTGGCAACTGCTATATCAACATTCCACCATTATATATATACATTACAGGGCAGAAACAGGACAAGCCCAAAGAGGCTGAAACGAAAGTGTTCAGTGAATCTGCGATAAAACTTATTTTCTATTTCCTGCTAGACAAGGCAAATATAGGAAAAACATATAGAAAAATTGCAGAAGAAACTGGATACTCTCTTGGAACCATTAAAAATGTTATTGAGGATATGATCCGACACCATCATATTATAAAAACTCCTAAAGGAAGAGTTCTGATGGATTGGAGAAAATTACTTAATGAATGGCAAGTGACATATAACCAGTCTTTAAAACCAAAATTGTTCTTGAAGAAGATGAGACTTGGAGGTCCTGAACTTAGACGAAATTGGCAGGATATAAAATTACCAAAGAACTCTTATTGGGGTGGCGAAAGCGGTGCCAATCTTACTGATGGATATCTAACTCCAGAGATACTAACGATCTACACGGATGGAGATAGTGTTGATTTGATTAAGACGGCAAAGATGTTACCCTCTTCTGATGGCGACATTCTTGTTTACAAGAAATTCTGGACAGGAGAAGCGGATAGTAAAATGGTCCCAAAAATATTAACCTATGCAGATTTAATGGGAACGACAGACAGCCGCTGTCTTGAAGCTGCCAAAAGAATCATCGATGATGAAAAATAGCCTAAGTAAAAAAGAACTGGAGAATGATGCCTTATATGAGACTCTCAAGGCTCTTAGCGACTGCATTACAAGTATAGGACTGAAACTCTATGTAGTAGGTGCTACGGCTAGAGATATCATGATGAAGTTGCTTGATGAGTATCCTTCAAAACGCAAAACAAGAGATCTCGATGTGGCTATTGCCTTGTCTGATTGGTCGCAATTCGATAATCTTAGCGAAATTCTTCAAAATAACCACTTCAGAAAGGCTCCTGCTAATCAAAAATTCTATTACGAAGGAGAATATCATGATAATGATTACGAGGTAGATATTGTTCCCTTTGGTGATATTGCCGAAGAGAATGAAACCTTAGTTTGGCCTCCCGAATATGAGTTGGAGATGTCGGTCAAATGCTTTACTGATGTAATGGACCATTCTATTGCGGTATCTATCAACAACTCGTTTGACGTAAACATCGCGACATTGGCAGGACAGTTCTTTATTAAGCTGGATTCCTACATGGACAGACACACCAAAAATCATAAAGATGCCGATGATATGTTTTTCATTCTTGAAAAATATTATGTCTCCAAACTACTTGATAGCGATGTGATTCCTGATGACGTAACCTTAGAAGGAGATAAGGAAATCATTTGGGGCTCTCAATGGTTAGCAAGCGAAATCAAGCACATACTGAGCAATGAACACCTTGCCGATTACTCTGATATGATAAAAACAGAACTTGATAAAGGAACTGAAAGCGACCTTATAAAAGACTTCATCAAATTATATGGTGATGAAGAAGATGATGCCTATGATGTCAGCTTGAGTATCTGGACAAATATATACGATATTCTAAACAAAGAAATTGAGGAAAGAAATGAAGATAAGTGATTTTTCCATCGGAAGTTCAGATACCAATGAAGATTATCTTCTGTATAGGAATATGGGTATTAATGGCTATGTCATTGCCCTAGCCGATGGAATGGGAGGATTATCTTATGGTGATATAGCTGCACGCTTAGCATGTGAAGCCGCTGTAGAATATATTGTCAACAACTACAAGGGTTTTCATTCTGAAACAAGAATGTTGAAGGATGCTCTAAAAACAGCTGACAATGCGATTGCAACAAAAGGACTTGCAGAGTACAAATGCCCAATGGGTACAACAATAGCATTAGCAATTGTTTCTGATTACCAGATGTTCTATACATGGCAGGGAAATGTGCGCATCTACCTTAAGAATGATAATGGACTTTCGATATTAACTTCTGACCACATATTAGATGTGGGTTATGGTCACACGCGAGTTACCAGATGCATAAAAGGCACAGGTTTACGTGAAAATATACCAGTAAGAGTTGCTAAACTATCTCGTAATGACAAAGTATTCTTCTGCACCGATGGTTTCTACAATATTGCAGAATCTATGCTGAGCAATAAATCCATAACTGAGATTAAGAAGGCAATCATCAATCCTGATGACGACGTTTCACTAATCCAGGTTAATATTTAAGGTAAAATCATGTAAATGTCTCTTAATTGAGATTTGGAACTTTTTATACATTTTACACCCTACTATTGAGTTCTTATTTCGTCATCTTATCGAGTAACGGGATAAAAAACAAATCAAAGTCCGAACAGATTAGCATTCTTGTTAATCATTAGTATTATTTTCCCACCCAAGCGAAGCGTCTTTAAACAGTTTGTCTGAGAGACTTCGCTGACTTAGAGGATTTTCATTCCTCTGCGCATCAAAGACACTCAGTAAAAGGCCAAACACGAAACGACTTTCCACTACTGACAGCAAGAATGTGATGACCTAAACGACCATCACAATTATCTTGCTATCTGTTGTTACAAGTCCATTCGTCAAAGAAGTTTGGCAGGCTGTTTATGACTGCTTCACTTCCCACCCTGTTTGGGAATAGTTCATTAATAAAATAAATTCTTCTCAATAGGATATATTTTGCTTGTCTTACTTGTCTTTGCTGTCATGATTCTCTATAATTTAGTGTAATATATTGATTATAAATAATATATATCAATATGTGATTATGACAAGATTTCTATTATTAATGACAAAAGTATGATTTTTATGACAAAGCTTAAAAAGTGAGCGAATAGTTTCCGATCAAATTGTGACAAGCGATGACAGCATTTGACTAAAGGGAAAATAGTTAATTCATTGATTTTCATATAAAAGACAAGTAAGACAAACAAGACAAAGAAATAGTGGTTTTATATGAATAAATTATTTTTTAAAGAAAAACTGCCACACAACTTCACAGCTACATGGCAGTAAAAATCTATGTTGATATGATTTTCCTATGTTTATTATTCTTCTGGAGTTTCAGTGTTCCCCAATTCAAGATTAATTTCAAAGGTCTCTGCCAACAACTGGTAATCGAAACAATACGACCTTTGTTGAACACTCTTCTTTATTGGTTCATTTACTCCATTGTGATGCTCATAATCAATAACCTGTACTCCCTTTTTGAAGACATGATAGGTCATTCTCTGTTCTCCAAGAAAACATTTGCTATTCTCCAGATAATACTTAAGTGTTTCTTCAGGTAAGATTTTATCTCCTATTTTGTGGCAATTCTGTTTGTATAACATGAAGATTCTGGTCTTTTGAAGATAAAGGACTTTTCTCGGTTCATTCCAGTGTATATCTTTGAATCGATCAGAATGGAAACGGGCAAGGACACGTATTTTGAAATCTCCGTCTTCAATGATTTCTCCTTCACTGACAAGGAACTGAACAACACGCCAGAAGGCTCCAATTTCATCGGAGACTCTGCATTCGGCATTCTGCTTTCTGATGCCTTCTACCGTGATGTCAAACATTTCTTTGTAAGAAAGAGGAACATCTATTGACTTTTCAAGACAACGATAAGCAGTAAGTGGTATTGCCCAGTTCATCACAATCCTATCCATGACAGGAATATCTATAAACTTATCATTTACGTCTTTGCATGTGGAATGGAATGTATCGAAAAAAGTGGTCGCTATTTCTTTGCGTTTGGCCAATATACCAACCGTTAAGTGTGTCATTCCTTTTGAACGCATTTGAAGCAAATGCTGATAGGACGCTTTTTCTTCTGTATTAAATTCAGATTTGGAGAAAGACAGAAAAATAAGGCGGCTGAACAAGGCTATATCTGCCGTTGGCATTTCCTGTCCAGAAAGGATAATACCTGCATCCACAGCCGTAGTTTCCTTTTTCTTATCTAAATCCATATTCATACGGGTGCGGCCTGTTCCATCCCACATTCCTTTAAGGAATTCAATCTTCAATGGATCAACTCCATTCTTATATTCGTCAATATGTACAAGACCGTCTGAGACAGCTGCTACGGTATCGTTCAATGCGGGAATAGTCGAATTCTGCATATTTGGGGGAATATTTTCTATCATAAAAAACGACAGCAGCGTATGTCCCAATTCGGTCTTGCCAGAGCCTTTGGGTCCGAACAAGTTTAAAATGGGGAATGAACGAGTAGTCATCGTAATAATATCACGGAATAAGGTGGCCAGGTAGAAGCAGAAGGCTATTTTCCCATTATTGCCGAAGACTTTAAATATTTGTGCAGAGAAATCTCTTAATGGCGTTGTGGAAAAATTGAGGTGAACAAAACGCCTTTCAAACTTGAATAAGTCTATTTTATCTTTGTATATCTTTGAATAGGCAGGCAAATAATAATTCCCTTTTTCTCCTAAACGAACGATGCCATAGTCATCCACCGGAATGAAACGTCCATCGTAGAAGACTCCGTTCCCAAAAGCATAGAATTCTTTTCGGTTCCATCCAAGTTGCTTGACTTCTATCGCAGTCTCCGTATTTTCATACAGATAGCATTTAAGTTTTGTCAATTCCTTATCACCTGCTTTCCAGATAAAATTTCCAAGACTTTCTATCTTCTGTTTGAACTTTTGCAAAGAAATAAGGTCCTCTTGGCGCATTTCCACTAATTCTTCTACTCCGAGTTCATTTCTGAAGATATAAATGCGTTTGGCCATAATGGAATCTTTGATATGAAAGAGCGGCTTCATGGTGAAGTTGGACCATTCATAAATACCATTTTTCTCCGAAGAAGAAAAATATTTACCATGTTCGATCCAAAAGCCATACTTCTTGTTCAGGTCTATTTCATGCTTTTCATTACTGCTTTTGTCTTTTTGTTCACAAGCATATTCTATGGCTTTCTTCCAGATTACTTTCGACTTGTTATATTTGGTAAGAGAATTGATATACAGGGAGACCTTAGTATCATCATCTATGAGAGAAAGCAGATAGGCCAACTGTTTGATGACGTCGCTTTTCTGTTCCGTGTTTTCGCATAAGGGAAATAATTTATCGGCCATCCAAAGCACATAATCGACTTCTTCGGTTTTTCTGAAAATATCCATATCCGTATAATAGGAATCTGGATCTTTCTTTCCCTGATGTTCATCATCCGGTATTTCTTTGATGAAAACAGACAAATGATGTTCCATAGCCGATTTCCCTGCTTTCATAACTGTCTCAATTCCAGTGCCGAATGATTGGCCATCTTTGGGTGGATCATCATCGGGAAGAAAACAAACTTTGCTCGCTGCTCTTGATATCAGTTGAAACTGCTCATCAGTCCATGCCGAACCGAGAGATGCCATCGTGTTTTCCAGACCGAGGAGATGCATTCTCATGCAATCGGGTGCACCTTCTACAAGATATAACTTCTTATCTTTACCGGCTGCACGCCATGCTACATCAAGGCCGAACAATGAATTACGCTTGCTATAAAGAAGAGATTCCTTACTATTAAGGTATTTGGGCTGTATATCATCTAAAGCACGTGCAGTAAATCCAATAACTTTCTGAAAGCGGGAACGTATGGGAATGACAATACGATTCTGATAGAAATCGTAACCACTTTTATTAATCAGTCCCAATTTCATCATCAAGTCTTTTTGATTGGGAAGAACCGCGAGAGCCTTTCCGTCTTTGGGAGCATAACCTATTTCAATCTCATCACAGTATTTTTTACTCCACCTTGCATAGGTATATTTCTGAGCTTCTTTGTTGAGCAAAAACTGTTCTCTGTAAAACTTGTGTACGGATTCATTCACAATCTGCAGAGATTCTATTTCTAATCGTTGCTTCTTCTCTTCAATGCCTTCTTCCTGTTCATCTACCTCTATTCCATATTTACGACCAAGCCATTTGACCGCTTCGGGATACGTCATATTCTCGTGTTCTATCAAAAAAGTGATAGCATCACCTCCTTTCTTACAACCAAAACAATAAAACATGCTTCGATGAGGAGTCACGGTAAACGAAGGTGTACATTCTTCATGGAACGGACAAAAGCCCTTAAAGAACCTGCCACTTCTGTGAAGCGTGACAAATTCTCCGATTACATCTTCGATTTTGGTTGCATCGAGAATTCTTTCAATTATAGAACGAGAAATCATATCATCATAAGATTCAAATATTCAACAAATAAATTGCCCTGACTGATATTCTTCACAGGGTACCAGCCAGGGACTTGATTAACTACCTTGCTATTTAGAGGGATAGTTAAATATTTCTGAGACCATCAACAAACTCTGATTTGAGAATATACCAGCAGCGACCGACTTTATGGGCAGGCAGGAGGCCGTTCTCAATACGTCTGCGTATGGTGCATTCCTTCCTACCAAGCATGCTCGCTACGTCTCTAACGGTATATACCGTGTCAGAGGCATTGAGTATGACCTTGCTACTGGAATCAGAATTCATATTCAGTTCCTTCATCGAGCGGTTCCTTACCAAGGCACCACCGGGGAATAAGTTCTCTCCACTTTCTTTCATTTCCTTTGGTTTTACATAATTGTTCATGTTTTTCTAATTTTTCCACAACAATAACCACCACTTGCTTGTAATAATTATAGCTGTAATGTACATACCTTCCGATGGTGCGGCCGTAAGTTGTATTATACCTACTGGCTAAAATTCCAAAACTGTTTCTATACTGCAATGGAAGTATTCCCACTTTTACTTGTCCTGGAACTGATTTTTGAATCCAACCGGACATGTTCTGAATTGATTGTAATTTACTCATAATCTAACTGTTTAAAGTTGTTATATATGGCTTATTACAATACAAAAAATCGAAAAAAGCACCAAGCCTATTTTCGATTGTATATTAAAATGATATATCAAGCAAGAATTCTTCAATCCCCTTATCATTTTTGATGATTACTATTCGAAATCTCTATAACCTCTTCAATCAGATCTAGTGGAATCTATATTAAAGTGATACTTTAGGCGTTCTCGAGAATTTCTTGCTACAAAAATATACTGAAAAAATGGGAATCTTAAAAGAATTTCATTCTAAAACTACTTACTTACTAACATTTTAACGCTATTGAGCGTTTTCTAAAGGGAATGACGGTGTGGTCAGATGATTGGAGAGTATAAAAAGAGTGATGTAATAACATTCAAAATGATTAAGTGCTCAGCAATTTTTCTTCTTTTAGAGGACGTATAATTATAGCAACTTGATACATAGTATTTAATCACTAAAATTGCACATAATCATTGCTATCTGATTTTGTGCAATTTCAAATAATATCAATCATAATTGATAATTAGGTACATAATCCGGATCATATCGCCGGAATATGTAAATTAGGTGCTTTTACTCATTAGAGAGTGCACATTTTACAATACCATTTTATCCGAAGCCTGTATTAAAAAAGTATCTTGAGTAGACAATTGTTCATAATTTCAACAGAAATATATATAAAAGTATTGCAAATACGCATACAAAATAAAAAGATTTGATACAAACGGTTGAGGAATGGAAGTATAACCAAAAGTATAAAATCACCAAATATTCTCATGTATATTTGGCTGAGTACGAATAAAAGATTATTGTACATAAATACTAATAACAGCACAATTGCAAATACTAATATCCGATCGATAAAATATACTAATAGTAACACGTGCTGAATACTAAATAGAAATTATGATAACGGTAAATGAATCATTAGCAGAGTATCTTCGGGTGCTGAAGGAATACCAGGGAAAAAACAACTTTTCTGTGATTCATAGAAAGAGTGTACTTGTGACAACACAGGGTGCGTCAACTGAACTGTGTCATAGGCTATCTGCAACCAATCATTAAGAGTTGGTATGTGTTATCGCTTCCCGGCAATGAGGGTGACATCACGATTTGGTACTCTTCCTATTGGTATTTTAGCTGAATGCGCTCTAATTTCTTTAGTAATTTCTTGAATCCATAAATATGCAATCAAGATGCTAAAAAGGTAATATGACTCCAATAAATAGTATTATTGTTGTCCGGTAAAAACGAAAATGCATAAAATATCTATCCGAATTGCCCCTAAAAAGGCAATTCGGAGTTTTCTTTAAAAAAGCAAGCCCCCTTAATCAAAGAGTGTTGGTTCCGGAGGTGATAAATTGGACTGATTAATGATTTTCAGCCATGCTTTTTCTGGATTTTCGCAGAACATATAGAGGTCAATGTAATACATGAGTGTCTGCCTTATCATTGTTACAAGATTTGAGAAACTCCATTTCCGTCTAATTCGTTTTCTTATGACAGATAATAACAGGTTTGCAA